TCCATTCTTCTCCATCTATAAGAATATTAAGCTCGTTGTTTTGCACGTGAATTACGAGAAAATTTCTAGGGTATTTTGTAATTAACGACTTGAAGAAGCTGGAATGAGCTTTTACACCTGAAGGAACCCACACCAAATCACCTGGCACTATATTATCAACCATCTTGCTCCGGGGGTTGGGAAACATCTTGAGTAGCTAATTGCTGAGCATGTTGTTCCTGAACCTGCGCGACGGCGGCGGCGCAGACTTTGATGGCTTGATCGCAGTCATCGAGGAGATTATCTACATGATAAAGTCGCCTCCTGCTACTATCTATTCGCCGAGCAATGATACTTATATTTTCTTGTTCTAAATCCTCGCCTATACTTTCAACATAATGACTTATTTTTTCAAGTTCCTTCACGATACCGCTAAATTTTTCTTTTATTTCGTTGGGAATGTCTTTCAAATCAAATGTATATTCTATCTTTGTTTTCATTTAATCCTCATAATATTTTAAATAATTGTGCCAAAATTAAACCCACCGTTGAGGTAGTAATAATCCATAATAATTTACTAGAGCTGTTTTTCCAATTTTCAACTTCCCTGACTCTAGCGAATAATCCTTTATCGGGATCAAACAGGGCGTCTCTTACCTCTACAATGTTATTTACTGCGTGTTGTTGGTTTTCTTTTATGGAATCTATACCGCTTAAAAGTTTTTGTTCAAACAAAAGAAACTTTTGTTCTAGTTCAACAAGTTTTTTTCCTGGATCTTCCATGCGTTATTCCTCAACGATAGCGTAGTTCGTGGTAAGTAGAGTTGAAGATACAGAAGTGGCATTTTCAAGGGCGTTTCTAGTAACTTTTGTTGGATCAATAATGCCCGCTTCGTACATATCCACCATTTTTCCGGTGTGGAAATCCCAACCGTGCCGACCATCCTTCGTTTTTAAAACTTTATTGATAATAAGATCGGGTGACTCTCCAGCATTCAACGCCATTTGTTTAATAGGAGCACTCAAAGATCGCTTGATAATTTCAACGCCAAGTGCTTGCTCATCGTTATCTATATGAACTTTAAGTTTGTGTGAGGCACGAAGAAGTGCTACTCCTCCTCCAACAACAATACCCTCTTGCTGAGCCGAACGAACGGCTTCAAGGGCGTCTTCAATGCGATATTTCTTTTCAGTCATCTCAACTTCTGTTGCCGCACCCACCTTGATGATACCTACGCCACTAGCCAAGCGCGTAATGCGTTCTTGGATACGTTCGCATTCAAGAATATCTTCGGTCTGTGTTATCTCTTCTTTAAGAGAAGCTATTCTCTTTTCCACCTCTTCCCAATCACACTCTCCATCAATAATGGTGGTGCTATGTTTTATAACATCTATTTTTTTTGCTCTTCCGAGATGTTTCAACTTGACATCAGTTAAAGGGATGCCACCCAATCGAGAAATAAAAGTTGCCCCCGTTGAAATACAAAGGTCTGTGAGAATATTTCTGCGCTCTTCACCGTAGCGTGGAGCCTTTACAGCAGCAATTTTCATTGAGCCCCGTACTGTATTCATAATGAGAGCCGCCAATGCTTGTCCTTCCACCTCTTCTGCTACAATAATAAAAGGTTTGTTCTCTCGCGCTACTACTTCTAAAATAGGAAGAACTTCTTCTAACTGTTCAACACAATAATCTGTAACAAGAATCAACGGATTTTCATAAACAACCGCTCCTCTTCTCTCTTCCGTCACAAATGACTTAGAAAAATAGCCAGAGTTAAATCTAAAACCTTCGACGGTATCAAGACTAGTGGTTAAAGACTTGCTTTCTTCCACAGTGATGGACCCATCCTTCCCTACTAAATCAATTGCAGTGGCAACTAAGTGTCCAATAGTGGTATCTCCATTGGCAGAGATAGTAGCGATATGTTTAATATCTTGAAGGCTGGAGACGGGAATGGACAGCTCGTCAAGATTTTTAACAATCTCGGTCACTGCTTTATCCATACCTCTCTTAAGCTCAACGGGTGAAACCCCGGTAGCTAAATATTTTTGTGCCTGCGCAAGAATCTCTCTTGCCAACACTGTAGAGGTCGTTGTCCCGTCTCCAGCATTTGTATTGGTGCTAGAAGCAGCTTGCTTAATAATCTGAGCACCAACATTTTCAAAGGGATCGTTAAATTCAACAAACTTCGCCACTGTTACACCATCTTTAGTTACAACAGGGGGGGAGCCTTTACGATATAATATCACATTACGCCCTTTTGGACCAAGAGTGCTTGCAACATTGTCTGTTAGTTTATTAACTCCAGCGAGAATTTTCTCGTTTAAGCTAGAGCCGTTTTTATAGTATTTAGACATTTGTACCTCATCCTACTTTACCCTTTATTATAAACATATTTCAAAATATTTCAAGTAATTTCTTTTAATATTTTATCGAGTTCCAAACCAGAACTATCCCACTTACCTTTCGTCAGGTTGTAGTGATTGACGACGCCCTTAAACTTTCCTTTTCGCGCCAAGGTATCCACTGTGGTCAGTAGATTGCCCTTGTCATTTATAGGACACTTCAACTCTATCCTATATTGTTGATGAAGAGCAATTAACAACGCCTTGTAAGCTTCTATCTGAACCGGGTAGTACCCTAGAAAGGGTTTAATCTTGCGTCCGTGGACTCGCCAGTTCTCCACGAGTGGTCGCCGTCCGTGTCCTCTGCGTTGATAGGTAAGATTATACTTGGTATAAACGGCATTAGAAAAGTCAACCCCAACTGAGACTCTGTTTACTGAGCGAATTCCGGCGTGCCACGCAATATGGTTAGTATCTACTAGTTGAACAATAGTACCGTCGTTGTCAATGACAAAGTGGGTAGAAATTTTTCTTTTTTCCAATATTCGTTTACAAGAGGCTGCGGACAAGGCGGCATCCCAATGTGTTACGACCATAGTTGGATGGCGAAATTTTTTCTGTAAAGAATAACATCCCTTTTTTATCCAAGATGTTTTTACTTTGTCCCAATTAATTCTTTTTTTGTGTCCATCACAAATAATAAAGTTTGTGTCGCCGCTACAAACTATCTCCTCATTAGGTATTTGAAGCATCTGGCGTGAGGTATAAACGCGACGATACGTCATGGCACCACAAAGTCCATCAATATCTAAATTATTAGTGGCTTGAAAATTTCTTATTTTTTCTATAAGATCATTGTCAAAAGCTGAAGCGCCGAACCACGAAGGATCCCATCCGTGTTTTTTTGCAGATCTTTTATTATAGTTTCTTTTATACCAACTCATAACACACCTCATGTAATAATATCAACAATGCCTAAATCAACTGCTTCCTGGGCTGTTAAATAAACATTCATTTTTTTATCCATAAGTTTTTTAATATATTTTTGACCCATATTGGTTTCTTTTGCTAGCGCTCTAATATATTGCTGTTGGGTCCATTTCGCTTCTGCCATTTCATTTTCTAAATCAGACAGATGCCCATGTTGTCCTGACACCACTCCGTGGATCATAACTCGGCAGTGGCGACCAATTTTTCTTTTTCCTTTTGTACCTGCTGCCAAAAGCAAAACAGCGCCCGACATTACTTTCCCCAAACCATGCGTATGGATTTCGCAACGATCTCTTATGTCTCGCATAATATCATAAACAGAAAACATATCTGCTGCGGACCCTCCATACGAAGAAATAATAAATTCAATGGGCTCATAGGTGATGATTTCTTCGGATTTAAGGTCTTCGGGATCTTTTAATTCAGCGTGCGTCCCTAATTTATCTAAAATAATTAAAGAATAAACAAGTTCCGCACAAACATCTTCTTTTATGATCCCGTAAAGACCAATTGTTCGAATTTTTTCTTTAGGGTCAGGAGATGTTTCACCCATATTGAACACAATGGGGAAATCAGCAGGAAGGGCTGTTTCGTCAGGGTGGTCGGTGCTGTCATCAGCCTTTTTCTTGGATTTTTTCTTTTTTTCCGCAGGGGTAGCGTGTGGCATAAATTATTTTCCTTGTTGAATATCTCTCTTAGTAAGTAGTCTCATCGCTTCTTCCCAAGTATTAAATCTTAACATTGATCTCATATTAGAAGGTAACATTTCTTTTATTCCAACTATGGCAATGCTTCGCCAGAAATTTAACACACTTTCATCCTGCTCTTTCTCTTCTTCTATTCTATCTTTGTCTATTTCTTGTTTTTCCATATCAGTATATTTTATTTTATTAATTTCTTCTATGCTATCACTGACAAATTTAAAAATCCGAAGTCCGGCAAAAGCCGTAGAGTTAAAAAATAAAATTCTTTTTGAATACAAAAATAAATAACTTCCTAACTTATGAGCCAAAATACCTGCGCCAAATAAAAACGCAGCAGTCCAAAAATCCATGTTTCCTCCCTGGAATCTCTAACTATATTATAAGCACAGAATACCAAAAAGAAAGCCAGGATGTTTTCCTGGCTTTTCCTTAACAAACAAGTTTTTTATTATTTTTTATTGTTTGTTTGTTTTCTTTGCTTCGGCAAGAAGTCTTTCAGCGACTTTTGCTGCGATGGTGTCGATGAGCTTGCTGTGGGCGGAATCTTCTTCCACTAGCTCATCATCCATGAAAGCGTCATCGGCTTGGAACTCTTCCTCGTCGCCAGAGGGCACAGGGGCGCCTACATAAGTATCCACTTCTTCAAGAGATTCATCTGTGGCTGGCGATCGTTCCTTTTTTCGACGTTTAATCCAATCCATAAACGATTCTTTGTCTTTGGGTTGATCCTGACCCGTGAGTTTCTTCACATAGTCATCTTGCCATGCCTCGTCTAAATCAGTTTCTAAGACAGGCTCTTCGAGTTCCTCTTCCCCCCCTATTTCGTCTACCTCAAGCTCTTCTTCTCCACCTTCTAAGGGGGCTTCTTCCGGGAATGGCTCTTCGAGTTCCTCTTCTGCACCTAGCTCGGGCTCTCCTTCTGGAGTTTCGACTCCGAATTCAACTTCGGGAAAATGATCTTCAAGGACTCCCACTAAATCGCGGACAAGATCTTCTGCCTTATCCGCTCCTAAATCAGGCTCTTCAATCTCCAGCTCTTCCTCGGGCGCTACATCTACTTCTACTTCATCTTCGACGCCAAGATCAACTTCTTGTTCCGCCACATAGTCATAATAATTCTCTTTAATAAACCTATCTGACAGGGCGGGGATCGCCGCCAGCTTCATCATTTGGCGAACAGTTGATTCTTTTAACAGTGTTTTATCACTCATTGGGTTAGACTCCTTAAAATAAAAATAGCGTTTATCTCTAATAAATAGTATTAAATATTAGTAAAAGCACTTTTTATTCCATTAGAGAATGGTCCTCTTCTCCAGAACGCAGAGCTGCAAGGATAGTCTTGACCTCGGTTGCAGTGATGCCCAAGGTGGCGAGACGTTTAGTAAATTTCTCTACTGTCATGTCTTGGATTTGTTTAACTCGTACAAAACTTACTCCAATTCGGTCAGCAACTTCTCGCAATGACAGCGGTCCATGCTGGTTCGCGCATATAATAGCACAATTTAAATCTTTCTTATAATTTATCCAATATTTACAATCATTTACGGGACAAGATACGTCGTGGTTTACACACATCTCAAAACACTTTTTTTTGTCATTCATAAATCTGGGTGCTCCTTTTCTAAAATGTCAAAGATATTTTCTATATCATCTGGGTTCAAGGCAAAATCTTTCTCTAGTTCTTTTCCCTTCTCTAAAAGTTCTTTTGTTTTTTTTCGTTTCTTTTTATTATGAATAACATATTTTTCTTTGTATTCACTAATATAATTCATAATATGCAAGTCTTTGGCAAGATAGCCGGCGATCATCGCACGAAAGAAATTTGATTGGTTCATGCCATCATATTGTAATCTAATACGCAAGTCAATCTGATTCTTTTCCGTATCATAAAACATGAACTTCTTTCTTTCATTCTCCGAAGGTGGGGCTGGGTACTTGGCGTTGCCCATTATTTATTCCTCATAAGGATGTGAGTGAAGCTTTCTGCTTGCCCTGCGTTAGTTTGCTTGATAAACTGCGCTTTTGTTCGCAGTTCAAGCAAGTTCCTTGCTCCTGTGTAGGATAAGCCGCTCTTGATG